CGGGTAGCAATGTACCTGTAGTTTTAGGTAATTGTCCTAAATGTGGTTCAGGTAATAGATCCTTAATTCTTACTAATTTTGCACTTAATGGTAGAAATCCTCGTGCAAGTATGGTATACTTTAAATGTATTGCTTGTATGAGTACAATAGAAAAATTAATTACCGAAGTTTCAGAGGATGATTGATTATGGCAGCTAAAAAAAGAAAAACATATGTCTCTAAAGGTAAATATTCTAGTATTGCACCTGAGACAGTTAAAGCAATGAGACGTGATCGTACATATACTGATAAACTATTTGCACAATTAAAGCAATGGGCTAGAGGTAGACGTACAATGGTAACCATTCCTAACCCTAATAAAAATGAAACCAATAAACCTTTTATTAGAGTAGAAGGCAATCATCCTGCAGCTTTCGGTCCATGGAAGAGATCAGATAAAGATGTAGGGATAAGGATGTCAAATGATTGAAGTATATGGTAAACAAAATTGTAATTGGTGTGTGAAAGCTAAAGAATTACTCAACAGCAAAGGTATAAATTACAAATACTACACTGTAGGTGAAGATGTAGGAATCACAGAAATTACTGAAATGTTTCCTGGTGTAAAAACAGTTCCTATTATCTCTGTTGATGGTAAACGTATTGGTGGTTATGAAGAATTGAAAGAATACTTAGAGGAGACAGCCGGTGGATACGGTGATGGAGCTATCTAAAACTAACATAATGAATATGTTAAAAAACAATATTGTAAATGTTAAATTTACAAAAACAGATGGTTCTGAGCGTGATATGAAATGTACGCTTATGGAAGCTTTTATTAAACCTCACGAAAAAAAGACAGATCGTGAGAAAAAAGTAAATGAAGATATAGTTTCAGTATGGGATGTAGATAAAGAAGGCTGGCGTTCGTTTAGATACGACTCTATTATTAGTATTAATAAATAATATTATTAATCACTACAATACTCTATATAGAGGAAACGATGTCAGATCCAATATCTACACCGCTAATGGCTAAACTTATAACTGGTCTAGGCGGTCTTATCGGCGGAGTGTCTTTCATGGCATTTTATAAACCCTGTAATGTTTGGGATGCAGCTGTCAGATCAGGCCTTAGTGTTATGGCAGCAATTGTGTTTTCACCAGTTCTTATAGAATGGTTGAATTGGAAACCTACTTCAGATAATATGATTGCTGCTTCTGTAGTTATTGGGTTTGGTGCTTGGAGCATTTTATCATTTACTGCTCATACATTAGTTGGATTACAAGACGAAAAAGTTGAATTGAAGTTACCAAAATCGGTATTTAAAAAACAAGATTGATTTTTATATAATAGGTTTGTTATGGAAAGAAATGAATTAAGTAAGAACGCTAGAGGCGGCTCTGAGCTAATGCAAGAGCGCCTCTATCGCGACCTACCAAAAGATTTACTCGATAAATTTCAGATTATACTGTCAAGGGTTAGAGATATTAACCCAGATAAAAAACGTGTTCTCTGGTTACATGACCTACCTGGTGATCCAGAATCAGAACACTTAAAAGATCCAGAAAAACGCAAAAGGTTTGATAAAATAGTTTGCGTATCTGATTGGCAGATGCAATTGTATAATCTTATTTCTGGTGTACCATATAGTGAAAGTATTGTAATTAAAAATGCAATCGAACCTATCGATATTGATAAAAAAGAATATAACGGTACAGTAAATCTTATTTACCACACAACACCTCACCGTGGTTTAGAAATACTAATACCAGTTTACGAAGAACTATGTAAAGTACATGACAACTTACACTTAGATGTTTATTCATCTTTCAGTGTATATGGTTGGCCTGATCAAGATAAATTGTTTACAGAGTTGTTTGATCGCTGTAAAAATAATCCAAAGATAACATATCATGGTGGTGTATCTAACGAAAAAGTTAGAGAAGCATTAAAGAAGTCTCATATCTATGCATACCCATGTATATGGTTAGAAACGTCATGTCTATCGGTTGTTGAAGCAATGTCAGCAAAGAACGTAGTCGTATGCCCTAACTATGGTGCATTGCCTGAAACATGTTCTAATTTTGCTATGATGTACC